GAAAACAAGTGGGAGGCAGTGTGTAAAGCCTATAGAGATAGAGGGTTATCAGACGATGACGCTTTGCTCAACGCACGTCTAGCCAAGATCTTACAAAAAGAAGACTTCGATCATGACCGCAACCAACCTATTTTATGGACTCCTAATTAATTATGTTGAATGATTTGTTTCCACACCCTTTGGTAGCTAGAACTGGTAGAATCCAACAGTGGATCAAAGAACCAGAAGGACGTTTACCAGTCAGCTGCACAGTATTTGTAGTTGAAGATAGTATCGAGGGTGATAATGGAATAGAAGCTAGCTGGCGTTTTGTCAGTCATGCTCTACGATTTGGAGCAGGTGTAGCAGTACACCTCTCTAAGATTAGACCTAATGGTCACACCAATGATAAAGGATTAGTCGCTAGTGGCCCTGTATCATTTGGTAAAGTATACTCTGCTCTTAATGAAACGCTAAGGCGTGGGGGAGTATACAAAAATGGAGCTTGCGTTTTGCATCTTGACTTAGATCATGACGACATCCTAGAATACATCACAACACCAAGAGAAGAATTAGCTTGGGTTAAACGTTGTGTAGATTTAACTCCAGAGATGTGGAAGAACACACCTCATAAAGAAGCATTGTTACACGGCATCAAGTCTGGTGACATTTGGTTAAACAAAATTAAGTATCAGTATGGAAAACGAATCTACTCCAACGTCTGTCTTGAGGTTTACCTGCCCTCACGTGGCACGTGCTTGTTACAGCATGTCGCTCTCAGTGCCTGTGTGCTCTCCGATATACAAGAGGGTTTCACTACAGGTATGTCCGAGTTGTGTGATCTCCATTCAAGGACAGGTGTTGGAAAATCTGGAGAGTACCTTGCCTCGGAAAATGACAGACAAGTCGGGCTCGGAGTGCTCGGTCTTGCCAACCTCCTCAGACGTTACAAAGTAACTTATGCAGAGTTTGGTGAGGCATTAGATAGAGTTAACTATGGTGTGGAAACTTCAGAGAATGATACTTCCCTGCCAGAAAATTCTCTTAAGATAGCCTTCGCTATCAAACGTGGAATACTAGCAGCAGCTGACATAGCTCGTGAGCATGGTATGGAGAGAGCATTTGCTATAGCTCCAACTGCATCATGTAGTTATAACACCAAAGATCTCGATGGGTATACATCCTGTCCAGAAATAGCACCACCTATAGCTCGAAGTGTTGACCGTGATAGCGGTACATTTGGAGTTACATCTTATGATTATGGCGAAGTTGAGATCGCCTCGGAAGTTGGCTGGGACGCATACAAGCGTGTAGCAGACGGCATAATGACAATGCTCAATAAAACGGGACTTCTTCACGGATACTCATTTAACTCTTGGAGTGATGTAGTAACCTATGACAATGCGTTCATTGAAGAGTGGCTGGACAGCCCCCAAACATCTTTATATTATTCCCTGCAAGTGATGGGCGATACACAAGATAAGTCCAGTGCGTTTGCTGCATTAGATGAAGCTGATGTCGATGATTACTTGAGTGGGATACTAAACGAACCCATTACATGTATAGGTTGTGCAGAATGAACCCTTATGATAAGTTATTACAACGGAAAAGAAAGTGGACTCCCGTTAAGCCCACAAAAGGAACCCTCCTTAAAGGTAGTGAAGAAGCCATCTTCCGTGCTCTGGCAATACGGCATATGGAGCTACCTGTGGGTGACTTCATTACGGAAACCCTTAGCAAAGAGGTTCCCGAAATTGCTAGAACACTTCTCGTCTCAAACGTAAAGGACGAGGAGAATCATGACCTTGCTCTTGGCTACATCGCTGACGCTCTTGGCGTTGACGAGAAGGCTGAAAGAGAGGCTAAACTATTACGTGATGCTTGGATAGCTCATCCAGATCACACTGTCCTAAAAGCTTTGGTTGCTGAACGTGCTATTTTCTTTGTTATTCTACCTTTCAATAGGTTTTGTGGCGATGCTGCTCTTAGGACAGTATCGGCTGATATTTCCAGAGATGAGCAAATTCATGTCGCCTGCAACTCTTTGGTATGTGCTGATATGGGTTTACGTCCTAGCGTTTCTTTGGACAAACTTAGGAAGGCTACTATAAACTGGATCTTTGAACCATTGAATGATATATCACCTAACAAATATTTAAGCAGAAAATTTTGGACAGATTCAAGTGATCGTCTAATGTATGAGGGTAAAGCACCCGAACTTTCTGACACTAAACGCGGCAGGATGCCTGCCTTTTTCGAGCATGCAAACACCAACTTACCCAAGTACGCTTGATTGGGGACGCATCGAGAAGATCATTGATGAACTCGATCAGCAGTTTCCAGACAAGTTTCCAGACCACACACTATCAGAGAAAGAAATATCTTTTAGGGCTGGTCAATTATCAATTATACGTATACTAAAAGAAAAATTTAAAGGAGAATAATTATGTGTATCGGAGGATTATTTGGTGGTGGTAGGAGAGAACCTGACCCACTTCCAGTACAAAATGCACCAACCCCACCACCCGCACCAGCACCTGTGCAGACAGCACCAACACCTTTACCAGAAACTCCAACCCCATCTCCTGTAACAGAGGATGAGACTAAGAAGAAGGCAAAAGTAAAAGCTAAGAAAGTAAATAAGAAGTCTAAATCTTCGGGTACTACTAAGTTAGCTACTGCTAAACCAGCAACAAGTGGTTTAAAAGGTATTGGTACTAAGCAAGGTGTTAACACGACTTCTAATACTTCTGGTGGAGGCACTTACGGTTAATGAAAAACGCACGGCAAAGATACCAAGAGTTATCTAGTCACCGTGAACAATTTTTAAATGTTGCTTATGAGTGTGCGGAACTAACACTTCCCACATTACTGATGCGTAACGAAGGTGATGCTTTATATCAAAGCTTCCAAACACCTTGGCAATCAGTCGGAGCCAAAGGAGTTACCACTTTGAGTTCAAAGCTCATGTTAGGTCTTCTACCTCCCAGCACTTCATTTTTTAAATTACAAGTAGACGATTCAAAACTAGGTGAGGAAGTACCTGCCGAAGCAAAAAGCGAATTAGATCTTAGCTTTGCAAAAGTAGAGCGTATGATTATGGATAGCATAGCAGGTTCTACTGACAGAGTTCAGATTTTTGCAGCCCTAAAACATCTTGTTGTTACTGGTAATGCTCTAATATATATGAGTAAGCAAGGTATGAAAGTCTACCCTCTCAATCGCTATGTAGTAGAAAGAGATGGCAACGGTGAAGTAATTGAGATAGTCACAAAAGAACGAGTCAGTAAAAAATTATTAGGTATTTCAGAACTAGACGATAGCGTTAATGATGATTCAAAAAGTGACTACAAAGGAAGTAAAGATGTAGATGTATATACATGTGTAAAACTATATGATAATGGTTGGCGTTGGCATCAAGAAGCTAACGACACAATACTACCAGACAGCGTAGGTAAAGCTCCCAGGGACAAGACCCCTTGGCTACCACTACGTTTTGTCACTGTTGATGGAGAAGATTACGGACGTTCTAGAGTAGAAGAGTTCCTTGGGGACTTGAAATCTTTAGAGGCATTGATGCAAGCTATAGTAGAAGGTAGTGCAGCAGCAGCGAAAGTTGTATTTACTGTGTCACCCTCAAGTACAACTAAGCCAGCATCATTAGCTAACGCAGGTAATGGAGCTATCATACAAGGTAGACCAGATGATATAGGTGTAGTACAGGTCGGTAAAACTGCAGACTTTCAAACAGCATATCAAATGATAAACATGCTGGAAAAAAGATTGTCAGAAGCATTTTTAATTTTGACCCCAAGACAGTCAGAACGTACTACAGCAGAAGAGGTTAGGATGACACAGATGGAGCTTGAGAGGCAATTGGGTGGCTTGTTCAGCTTGTTAACTACAGAGTTCTTAATACCCTACCTCAAGAGAAAGATGCACACCCTCACACAGTCTAAAGAAATACCAGAATTACCCAAGTCTTTGGTAAGACCTACTATTGTTGCAGGTATAAATGCACTTGGTAGAGGTCAAGACAGAGAGGCTTTGTTACAATTCATAACAACCATATCACAGACTATGGGGCCAGAGGCTTTAGCTCAGTTCCTAAATGCTGATGAAGCTATCAAACGTCTTGCTGCAGCTCAAGGTATTGACATGCTTAACTTAGTTAAAACTAATGAAGAGCGTCAAGCCGAACAAGAGCAAGCAATGCAAGCACAACAAATGCAGTCATTAACAGATCAAGCAGGAAAAATAGCAGGAACTCCATTAATGGATCCCTCTAAAAATCCACAAATACTTGATGCAATAGAACAAGCTGCACCCGCACTACAACAACCACAGTAATTATGGCAGAAACAATCCGCTACGACACATCAGATGATCCAGTAGCAGCACAAGCTATTGCAGAAAAAGAAGCTGAGTCTTTACGAATAGGTGAAGATCTTATGGCAAAGCAAGAGACAAGGCTTGCTGGTAAATATAAAACAGCTGAAGAATTAGAGGCTGGTTATCT